TCCGACGATACGAGGAATCACTTGACTGCTACGAGTTAATCTGTTTATCGTATCAACAACTCATGGTTCTTGTAGCATCTATAAACTCTTCGGAGGGTATGTTTAAGTTACAGTTTGTGAGGGGATAATGCAAGCACAAGAGATCACACACCAACCATGCCCTCACCAAGACTGTGAGAGTTCTAATGCCTTCGCTTACAACCCAGATAAGATGTTAGGTTACTGCCATAGCTGCGACAAGAGCTACCCCTCTAAGGGTATGTCTCTCAAGAGTTGGGCTAAGGATACATACCCATTGAAGGATGCAGGTCACATGACACAGACAGAACCAGTAGAGATTGAAGGTACAGGAGAATTCACAGAGTACCGGGGTGTACGTCGAGACACTATGGAATGGTACGGTGTTAAGACCTTCGGCATCAACCAAGTCTACACCTACCCTAGTGGCTCCCGTAAGATACGCAACATCAAGGACAAGGCCTTCAAGACAGACAAAGGGTTCAAGACTGACGAGCTATTCGGTATGGATAAGTTCAACTCAGGTTCATCTAGGTCTGTTGTAGTGTGTGAGGGTGAGTTAGATGCACTGTCTGCCTTCCAGATGCTAGACAAGAAGTACCCTTGTGTGTCAGTGCCTAGTGCTACACCTAACCAGAAGCTCTGGCAAGGCAAGGCTAAGGAGTGGCTTAACAGCTTCGATAAGATCATCCTGTCTGTTGACAATGACACAGCAGGTAAGTCTCTTGCTACTAAGATCGGTGCTTTGTTTCCTAGTAAGACATATCAGATCATCCACGATAAGTTCAAGGATGCTAATGAGTTCTTGCAAGGCAATGCTAAGGCAAGCTACCAAGCAGCCTTCTATAACTGCAAGCGGTACTCGCCTGACAATATCCGCAACACAACGGATCAGTTCCTTGAGTTGTTTGACAAGCAGGATGATGCAGTCTATGTGTCTACGGGTATCGAATCGTTTGATGATGTAGCCTTAGGTCTTATGCAAGGACACTTCACTGTGTTCCAAGCACCTGAGGGTATAGGTAAGACAGAGTTCATGAGATACCTTGAGTATTACATTCTAACTGAGCATAAGCATATCAAGATTGCTATCTGCCACCTAGAGGAGACAGAGAAACGTGGTGTCCTAGGCCTTGTGTCGTACCACCTCAACAAGAACCTTACTCGTCGTGACCTTATCGAAGAGCACAACATGGAAGAGGATGTGAAGAGGGCTATCACTGAGCTGACCGCAGAGGAAAGGTTGTATCAGTTCCAGATAGCAGTTGACGAAGACCCTATGGACATCCTAGAAAAGATCAGGTACTTCCGAGAGGCCTGTGGTGTGGACTATGTGTTCTTTGAACCTATCCAAGACCTAGCATACTCTCGTAAGGGTGACGAGTCAGTAGAGAAATGGTTGTCTGCTCTGTCAGTACAGCTGTCTCGCCTAGCCTCTGAGCTTAACGTAGGTATCGTAACCATTGCTCACGAGAATGATGATGGTCAGGTGCGTGACTGTAGAACAATATCTAAACGTGCCTCTGTTGTAGTTAAACTACAGAGAGACAAGATGTCAGAGGATCGTGATGAAAGAAATACAACACAGCTCTTGCTTATCAAGAACAGACCAGCAGGTAAGACAGGGTTTGCAGGTAAGCTCAAGTTCGAAGAGACAACCTTCAAGCTCACAGAAGATAGGGGAAGATGGACTTGACCCCTTCGATGATACAACACATTGGATAGGGAAGATGGAATGATAGTATTCGCAGACATAGAAACAGAAAGCCTAGCTGCTAAGAAGATATGGTGCATCTGCACTAAGGAGAAGGACACTGGTGTTGTTAAGGAGTTCCTTAATGTACACGAAGACATGGCAGAACGTGCAAGGTTTGTTGAGTACGCTAAGAAAGTTACCCGGTGGGTAGGCCATAACTTCATTAACTTCGATGGGCCTGTTATCAATAGGATCGTAGGGCCAGTGATCGACATGACTAAGATCGTTGACACTCTTGTAGTATCCATGACTGTTGACTTCGGTATCGGATCACACAGCCTAGCCACATGGGGAGAGAGGTTAGGTTACCCTAAGGATAACTTCAAAGACTTCGAGGGTGGCCTGACAGATGAGATGTTATCTTACTGCCATCGTGATGTAGAGGTGACTGAGCAGTTGTTCAAACACTTCTCTTCTCAGGTCAAAGATAAGCAGTGGTCTAAAGCTATGCGTCTAGAGCATGACGTAGCAATAATCTGTCAAGAGATGCACGAGGGTGGCTTTGAGTTCGACATCAACAGTGCAGAGGCAATGCACCTAGAGATAACTAAGAGGCTACAAGAACTAGAGGAACGTATCCATCAGGCCTTCCCACCTAAACTAGAAACAGTCAAGGAGATCAAGTACCGTAGTAAGGCTAACGGTGAGTTGTTCAAGAATGTAGCAGATGCCATCAACACCTACCCTAGGACGAAGGTTGTAGGTGACATGCTGTTGTGTTACGACTACATAACATTCAACCCCGGTTCGACTAAGCAACGTGTCGAGAGACTGTGGGATGCAGGGTGGAACCCTATCGACAAGACGGTAGGTCACCGCACGGCTATCCGTGACGGTAAGCTAGACAAGCTAGACTACTACGAGAAGTATGGCTGGACAGTATCAGAGGAGAACCTAAAGACACTACCTGAGAGTGCCCCTGAGGGTGCACATGCTCTCGCTGAGTGGCTCACCCTAGAAGGACGCAGAAGCACCCTCTCAGAGTGGCTACAGGCCTTCTCAAGTAGCAGTGACACCCGTATCCACGGTCAGTTCATGCACATAGGGTCTTGGACAGGACGTATGGCACACCGTAACCCTAACATGGGTAACATACCTAGTGTGTTCCACGGTCAACCTAAGACAGCAGTAGAGAAGGTGAAGGCAGACTATGACGGTAGGTTCAGAGACCTATGGACTACACCAGAGGGCTGCTATCTTGTAGGTACGGATGCCTCAGGTATCCAGTTACGAATACTTGCTGACATCATGGAGAGTAAGCAGTACATCAAGGCTATCATCGAAGGTAAGAGTGAGGATCAGACAGACATCCATAACCTTAACCGTAAGGCTCTAGGTCTTAACGGTATCACGAGGGACATGGCTAAGACTTTTATCTACGCCTTCCTACTAGGGGCAGGTACAGCTAAGATTGCACAGATCCTAAAGACTAACATGGGTCAGGCAGGTAAGGCTGTAGCTAACTTCACTGAGAGTATTGAAGGCCTAGCTAAACTAAAGAAGAGAGTTATCCCTGAGATAGCAGGACAGGGTTACTTCAAAGGTTACGATGGACGCAGGGTTGTAGTACCCAGCGAACACAAGACACTAGCGGGTATGTTGCAGAACGGGGAGACCCTCGTTATGAAGTATGCAACTAGACGCTGGATGGAAGAGGCAAGTAAACAAGGGCTTGACTTTAAGATATGCACTTGGGTACATGACGAATGGCAAACAGAGATAAGAGGGAGTTTAGAAGATGCAGAAAGGTTAGCTAAGATACAACGAGATGCTATCGAGTGGGCAGGACTACACCTAGGAATCATGTGTCCCCTCGCAGGAGAATCTTCCATAGGAAAATCTTGGAAAGATACACATTAACTATTGACACAGACTACTGTACGTATTAATATATAAGTATGGCCCCTAACAACCAAAGGAAAACCAATGGCTAAAACAACATACAAAGAAGTTACAACAACTGGTCCAATCGAATGGGCACGTCTCTCAGAGGGTAACCGAGACCTCGAAGGATACGGTGGAGCATACCAGAAGACAGAGGGTGCTTACACAGTCAACCAAGTCCTCGACAAAGAGCAGATGAAAAAGCTCAAAGACTCAGGCTCACAGAAGCAACCTAACCAGAAGCGTATCATGGATGGTGAGATGGTAGTTAAGTACGTCCGTCCTCACAAGGTTGTCAAGAAGGACGGTGGAGTGCTTGAGCAAGCAGGTGGTGAGCCTAAGGTCACAGACAAGGACGGCAACCCTTGGGCAGAAGACATGGGTTCTATCGGTAACGGTACTGTAGCTGAGTGTACTAACCTGATTACTACATTCACAGGTGGTGACGGTAAGCAGTACACCCGGACTAGCCTAGTCAGTGTGAAGGTACTCGAACTTGTAGAGTACGTCAAAGATAACGAAGCGGTGGGCTTCTAAATGAAAACCATCGACACGCTTGTTGCTGACATGCACGAGGTTATCAAGGGTGAAGGTGGTTGGTCTGGGGTAGTTGGTTCTACCCTAGGCTCTAACATCTCACAGGCTGCTAACCAACGCTTCAGTAAACCCCAAGAGCCTAGGGCTTACCTCTCACTGTCCTCTATCGGGACACCATGTAAACGTAAACTGTGGTACAAGGTCAACAAGGCTGACTCCTCTATCCCACTTAACGCCAGTACCTTGTTCAAGTTCTTCTATGGGGATATGATCGAAGAGCTGGCACTAGCCATTGCTATCGCAGCAGGTCATGATGTTAAAGGACAACAAGATCGTCTTGATGTTCACGGTATCAAAGGCCATCGTGACTGTGTGATTAATGGTATGACTGTAGACGTTAAGTCTTGTAGTTCCTTTGCCTTCAAGAAGTTCAAGGACGGTACACTACGAGATGACGATGCCTTCGGTTACATCAGTCAGCTTAGTTCTTATGTCTATGCAGGTAAGGATGATCCACTTGTAACTAACAAGACACACGGTGCTTTCCTTGCTATCGACAAACAGAACGGACATATCTGCTTAGATGTGCATGACTTCACAGAGGACTTAAAGACCAAAGAGCATGAAATGCTAGAGGCTAAGGCACTTGTAGCAGGGGACATCCCTGAAGAACGCTACGAACCAGTGCCTCAGTCCAAGTCAAGTCCGAACACTAAGCTGCCTATGATGTGTAGCTACTGTGAGTTCAAGAAAGAATGCTGGCCTGAGGCTCGTAAGTTTATCTATAGCTTCGGTCCACAGTTCCTAGTTGATGTCGTGTATGAGCCTAAGGTTCCAGAGGTTCCTATAGATGAGGAGTAAGCTACGCAAGAGAGCACTTCTTGCTGGCTACCGATCAGGCCTAGAAGAGGATACAGCAACCTTCCTTAAAGAGAAGGGTATCCACTTCGAGTACGAGAAACTAAAGATCAAGTGGGTAGATCCTAAGATAAAGACCTACACACCTGACTTTGTTCTTGACAATGGTATAGTAGTTGAGACAAAAGGACGGTTCATTTCTTCGGACAGAGCTAAACACTTAGCAGTTAAGTCTCAACATCCTGAGTACGATATAAGGTTTGTCTTTACGAATAGTAAGGCAAAGCTATACAAGGGTAGCAAGACAACTTACGGTATGTGGTGCAAGAAGCATGGCTTTCAGTACGCAGATAAAGTTATACCTGAGACATGGTTAAGAGAAAGGAAAAGGAAATGAGTATCACCTTGCATAAGGTTCTCGAAGGTCCATTCGAACATCCAGATTATACTATCAACAGCACAGGTGAACATCCTTATTGTGTAGTTTACTTAGCTGAGGTTGACGGTGAGCTAGAGCACACTGAAATGTTATACGATAATTTCGATGATGCTTATTCTGAATCAAATATAGTATCTTCAAACATTGAAGGGGTCACTATTGGCGGTGACTACGTTTACGATGCGTGATCTTTCAAATACAAGTAAGGTAAACTAATGTTCGACTACAAAGGGCAACTAGAGTTACTCATAACTAGCTACGGATTGCTTGGCGTCCTAGCTAGGGCAGACCTAGAAGAGGTAGAAGTCTTAGACATCCTAGTTAACAGGGGTGACATTGACCTAGAGGATTTCTTCTTTCAAGATATGCCAATCGAAATGATGGACAATGATAATTAAACAAGGAACTATACGATGATTACACAAGAGGACATTGACGCCTTCAAGATCGTAGACGTATCAGCCACTGACTATTCATATTGGGTAGAGGATAAGATCCTAGTCAAAGGTAAGGACCGTCTAGTTGAGAATGTCTTAGGCCTAGTAGGGGAAGCAGGAGAGGTGGCTGAGAAGGTCAAGAAGATGGTGAGGGACAACAAGTCAATCAACCAGAAAGATATTGTAAAGGAGTTAGGTGATGTGTTGTTCTATACTACAGCTATTGCTAACTACTTCTACAGTGACCTACAGTCAGTGATGCAGACTAACATGGATAAGCTGAATGACAGGCAGTCACGAGGTGTTCTTCAAGGCAGTGGAGATAACCGATGAAGAAGAGATGGGTAAATAATATATTAGTAAGGTTCATGCGATACTGTGTGATGTGGTCAGAGCATCGACAGGCAATCAAGATACTGAACCAACTGTCCGATAGGGAACTAAAGGACATTGGCATTAGCCGAGAAGACATTGACCGTATGGTCTGGTTAGAAGAAGATAAAACAATGCGAGGACGTGGTGAATGAGCAACCTACTACCAACAGACTACCAGACTTTCATCGCTACCTCACGGTACGCACGGTGGCTAGACAAAGAGGGACGACGAGAGAACTGGGGTGAGACAGTCTCCCGTTACATCGACAACATCGTTAAGCCTGTGGCAGGTGACAACAGTTACATCAAGCAGATCGAAGAAGCTATCCTTAACCTTGAGGTGATGCCATCTATGCGATCACTCATGACAGCTGGTCCTGCCGCTGCACGAGACAACACCTGCATGTATAACTGTAGCTACCTACCCGTAGATGACCTTAAGTCCTTCGATGAGGCTATGTTTATCTTGTTGTGTGGTACTGGTGTTGGGTTCTCCGTCGAGAGACAGTTCATCAGCAAGCTCCCAGAAGTGCCTAAGCTCTTCGAGAGTGAGTCGGTCATTGTCGTTAAGGACAGTAAGGAAGGTTGGGCTAAGGCTCTGCGTCAAGTTATTGCACTCCTGTATAGTGGTGAGATCCCTAAGTGGGATGTGTCTAAGGTCCGATTAGCTGGTGCTCGACTTAAGACCTTCGGTGGACGGGCTTCTGGCCCAGCGCCTCTGATTGATCTGTTTAACTTCGCTGTTAATACCTTTCGTGCAGCAGAGGGACGTAAGCTATCGTCCGTTGAATGCCACGACTTGATGTGTAAGATCGGTGAGGTGGTTGTTGTAGGTGGTGTTCGTCGTAGTGCTATGATCTCTCTGTCTAACCTGAGTGATGATCGTATGCGTCATGCTAAGTCAGGTGCATGGTGGGAGAACAACCCACAACGTGCCTTAGCTAACAACTCTGTGTCGTACACTGAGAAGCCAGATGCTATGTCATTCATGCGGGAATGGACAGCCTTGGTTGAGTCAGGGTCAGGTGAACGTGGTATCTTTAACCGCCAAGCCTCTAAGAAACAGGCAGAGAAGAACGGACGCCGGGATGCTAACTATGAGTTTGGTACTAACCCGTGTAGTGAGATCATCCTCCGCCCTAATCAGTTCTGTAACCTAACAGAGGTTGTTGTACGAGCTACAGATAGCTTCGATACCTTAGCCCGTAAGGTGAAACTGGCTACCATCTTAGGTACGATCCAGTCTACCTACACTAAGATGCCCTATCTACGTAAGGTCTGGGCTGACAATACAGAAGCTGAACGTCTGCTAGGTGTGAGCCTGACAGGCATTATGGATAACCCCCTAATGACTAGCAAGAACGCTGGCCTAGATAAAACATTGGAGAAGTTACGTGAGATTGCAATTGAAACCAATGCTGAGTGGGCTGGCCTTCTCGATATTCCTGTTGCTGCTGCTATTAGCTGTGTTAAGCCATCGGGAACAGTCAGCCAACTCGTTGACTCAGCCTCTGGGATACACGCCAGACACAATAATTACTACATCCGAACCGTTCGAGGAGACAACAAAGACCCCTTGACACAGTTCATGATTGACCAAGGTATCCCTAGTGAGCCATGTGTCATGAAGCCAGATCAGACTACAGTGTTCAGCTTCCCTATGAAGTCACCAGACAATGCTGTTACCCGTAATGATACAACAGCTATCGAACAACTAGAGACATGGCTTACCTATCATCGACACTGGTGTGAACACAATCCATCGGTGACTAGCTCAGTTCGTGACAGTGAGTGGGTAGACGTAGGTGCATTCGTGTACAGACACTTCGATGAAATGAGTGGTGTGTCTTTCTTGCCACACTCAGATCACACCTACCAACAGGCTCCCTATCAGGACTGTGGTAAGTCTGAGTACGAGCAGCTGTTGTCTTTGATGCCTAAGGCTATCGACTGGTCTTTGCTTGCTGACTACGAGCAAGAGGACAACACATCAGGTAGCCAGACATTAGCTTGCTCTGGGGATAGCTGTGAGATCGTAGACCTAGTGTAACCAAAGCACCTGAGCATGTGTATAAAAGGCTCATCTTAATTTAAACCTAAAGGAGACAACAATGCCCTATTTAAACCTAAAGGAGACAACAATACCCATCGCAAACAAAGAGTTCAACCCATCAGGATCAAAAGAAGTAGACGATATCAAGGAGACAACAATGTCATTCACAAACAAAGAGTTCAACCCATCAGGATCAAAAGAAGTAGATGATATCAAAGATGCAGCAGAGTCCTTGGCTCTTGCTATCCAACTACATTGTCCCAATGGCCCTCTGAAAGATAAAGCTATCTTGGACACACAGTCTGCTTCTATGTTTGCAGTCAAGTCACTGTTTATCTAATGTACATAATCATAACCCGTGACCAATGTAATTTCTGTGATGATGCTAAGGCTATGCTACGGGGTAGGGGGCTGGCTTATGTCTCCTACACCATCGGCTCCTCTAGTAGTCGGTGGCTCTTAACATTAATCAGACAAGCAGGTATGACAACAGTACCTCAGATCTTCAACCCACAGGGTGAGCACATAGGTGGCTACACCGAACTAAAGGAACTACTCAATGACAGCAGTACGGAAGAGTTTTAATCGAGCCTTATATGAAGCCTATGATGCACCAGCCCGTGTTGCCTTGGTCTCTTACTTAGAGGCTAAGGGTCATGTCATCGTTAGTAACGAAGAGAACTACAATGTGGATGTTGTATCACAGAAGGACGGGTTCACATACTTCAACGAGGCAGAGGTTAAGACAGCTTGGAAAGACGACTGGCCTCCACACTGGACAGAGATACGTAT